GCCGTTCAGTGCATGATGGAACAGAACTTGAGGACAGTTGATCAGCGTTTATTGCTGAGCACCGTCGTAGAGCGTTTCTTTGTGCCTGATAGGTTCGATCAGATGAATCATGCTTATAGGAACACGTCCACTAATGTTGACGCCAATGCACAATATCGGTCCCATAGATATGTGCATAATTGGTATCAACGGTACTTCGGCTGCCTCCTCCCGGGGGTGGTCGGAGTGCCATCTGCCCAATAGGGGTGCCCAGTTTCCGTCGATGCTTCCGATACTATTGTTGATTTGATGCATTTGGTGGATCGCTTGGATGGTTTATTCCTTCCAGGTGTGAAGCCACGTGTACCAATCTGTAGTAGCGAGAAGCCTCTCAATTGGCGGAAATCGGGTGCTCCTATAAAGCGTCGACGGTTCACGGTTTTAGAAGGTGTAGGTACTTCTAAAACTGTTGGCGCTTTTCGCAACTCCCTTCACAATTGTCTTGCAGCGATCTTAGGCAGGGTAATGTTCCGCAAGGTCGGGGGAGTGTACCGGCACCTATATGGCCTAGTTCCCGAGCTCGGGACTTTGCAACCCAAACTAACCTCTTATCTTCGAAGACTACAGAGTCACTTACCGGTTTCTACCGCTCCAATCGCCTTGGACAAGTTCCCAGGCTTGTATTCGGGCCGTAAACGCAGGAATTATGAGCAGGCTCTGGAAGAGTACAGGACAAGAGGGTTCCTTCAATCGCATGCGCACATAAAGATGTTTTTGAAGTATGAGAAGGATGTAAGGTCAGACAAACCAGCCCGGATACCCCGAGTAATATCGCCAGCGGGGTTCCCTTATCTGTTGTTGACAGGAGTGTTCGTGAAACCTATTGAGGAGTCTATTTATGAGGCTATCAATGAGGTATTTGGTTACAAAGTGGTAGCAAAAGGCGTCAATTATGATGCTTTGGCTGTCATGATGTCTGACAACTGGAACTCTTTTGAGTGCCCAGCATCGATTGATCTCGATGTGGAAAAGTTGGACCAAAGTATCTGCCAGGAATTGCTAGGATGGGTGCATGATATTATAGCCATGTGCTATTTTGGTGAGGAAAGGAGGGAAATCGAACGGCTTCTGAGATACCAGCTTCGCACGCATGG